GAAGTGTTGTAACGGCGAAGCGAGCCATACACACGGGCTTCGTTGGGAATACGCTGACATAATGGAGGTATAACAATGCCGGGAAACATAAAAGGTATCACGATTTCTTTCAATGGCGACACCACGAAACTCGATAAGGCTTTAAGGCAAATACAAAAGAATACGCGGTCACTCGATAACGAGCTAAAGCAAGTCGACAAGGCCCTCAAGTTCAATCCGACATCGGTAGAACTTTGGAGGCAGAAACAAGACTTGTTAACAAGAAAAATCAGCGAGACAAAGTCGAGGCTTGACCTTTTGAAAGAAACCCAGAGGAAAATCGACTCCGGCGAAATTGAAGCCACGGCAGAGGAATACCAAAAGCTCAAGCGCGACATCATCGTCACGGAGAATCAGGTCAAAACTTTCGAAGCTCAGCTGAGGAAGGTTGGCAACGTCAATCTTAGAGCGGCATCAGAGCAGTTCAAAGAATGGGGCAACAACCTTGAATCTGCGGGGCGAAGTATGCAGGGCGTTTCGGTGGCGGCTGGCGCGCTTGTCGGCACGCTTGGGCTGATTTCGTATAAAGCGGGAACGGCGGCTGATGACCTCAACACACTTAGCAAGGTAACAGGCATCGGAACGGGCGAGTTGCAGAAATACAGCTATGCGGCTGACCTTGTGGACGTTTCTGTCGAATCAATAGCGAAGTCCAATAAAAAGCTGACCCGAAACGCATATGAAGCGGCTAACGGCTCAAAGACACAAGCAGAAGCATTCGCCGCTCTGGGTGTATCTGTGACAGACTCGGACGGGAATCTGCGTGACAGTGAGGCGATATTCCAAGACGTTATCAGCGCACTCGGTCAGATGACCAACGAAACCGAACGTGATGCGCTCGCGCAGAAATTAATGGGCAAGTCGGCAGCCGAGCTAAATCCGCTCATTGAAGACGGTGGTGAGACATACAAAATGGTCTCCGACACGCTCAAGAAATATGATCTCGACTACGTAGATCAGGAAACGCTCGACAAGGCAAACGAGTTCAACGATTCGCTCGACACTATGAAGCTGATAGGCTCCGTTGCTATCGCGCAGATAGGCTCACAGCTTGCGGGTTATCTTGCGCCGGCACTCGAAAAGGTCGTTGATGTGATTGGGCGCTTCGCAAATTGGCTGTCCAACTTATCACCGCAAGTTCTGACGGTAATAGGCGTTATTGCGGCGGTGGTTGCGGCTGTTGCTCCAGTACTTATCGTACTTGGTAAGATTTCGTTCGCTATCAGCTCGATCATGTCGCTTATGGCTACGATAGGCCCTGCGATCGGCGGCGTGGTAGCTGCACTCGGGCCTGTTGTATTGGCTATAGGTGCAGTAATCGCCGTGGGCGTGTTGCTCTATAAGAATTGGGACACTATCAAGGCTAAAGCAATTGCGTTCAAAAATGCAGTTATTACTACGTTCAACGATTTCAAGAACAAAGTAACCACAACGTTCAACAACATAAAGAACGCAATAGTAAAGCCGATGCAGACGGCGATAGATAAGGTCAAAGCAATAATCGGCAAGATCAAAGGTTTTTTCCCTATCAAGGTGGGCAATCTGCTTAGTGGATTAAAGCTCCCGCACTTCAAACTGAACGGTAAGTTCTCACTGAATCCTCCGAGCGTGCCAAAGCTCGACATTGATTGGTACAAGAACGGTGGTATCTTCGATGCTCCGTCAGTTATCGGTGTCGGTGAAGCTGGTTCTGAAGCCGTAGTTCCGCTCGATAAGTTCTGGGACAAGCTCGACAAGATGAACGCGGGCGAGACCGTTATAAACATCAATATCAACGGCTCAAATAAAGACCCGAGAAAAATAGCGGAAGAAGTGCGTAAAGTCCTCATTAGAGAAGTAAATGGAAGGAGGCTCGCATGGCAGTAACAGGAGCGATATTTAAGGCTCTGGAATTTGACGGAGAATCGTCAAGAAATTACGGCGTTTACATATCGGGCGAGGCTGTCTATAACGCTCCCGCGCGGGAGGTCGAAATGATTACTATAGCGGGACGTAACGGACAGCTCGCACTCGATAAGGGACATTTTGAAAACATCGAGGTCACATATCATGGCGGCATTTTTGCTGATAACGAGTATGACTTCGCGAGGGCGGTCTCAGATTTCAGAAACATGCTCGTTTCGAAAAAAGGCTATTGCAGATTAGCGGACGAATACAACGATGACGAATATAGGCTCGCTATTTACAAAAGCGGTCTGGAAGTAACACCGGCTATGCTGAAAGCGGGTGAGTTCAGTATCACCTTCGACTGCATGCCGCAAAGGTTCCTGATGAGCGGTGAAGCACCTATAAACGTTTCTAGTGGCGATGTTATCCTGAACCCGACACGCTTTGAAGCAAAACCAATGCTTGAGGTTGAGGGGTATGGAACTATCAATATCGGCGATAACTCGATAATAATAGAAAACGCCACAATAGGCGATATTCGTATCGCAAACAGTTCGTCGGGCGCACGAAACGTCCGATTTGCGCTTGATACTTCAGCATTAAACGCTGGGGACATAATAACAATTGAAAAAGTGTCAGCAACGCAATCACTTGGGTTAAAAACTGGCGCGTCCGTTACCTCGTCGCACATAAGTTCAATGACTATGGATAGCGGCACGATTAACTCAAGCGCTACCGTTCGAACAATGGCCACTCCGCCTATAGCTTTGGAATATGGCACGGCAAAATCGGGATATTACGAATTACATATTATATTAGACCGATATGTAATTAATGGAACGACATATACTCAAGAGGGTGTTAGTTCGAGAATCGGGTACAACTATGACGGTGCATCTTCACTATTATTTTACGTTGCACAATATGCCGCCGAACACGACCCATTTGGCTATTCAACCGACAGCATCACAGCATCATCTGTTATCGCTAATTCTTCTCAATCGGCTCTCGGACATCCGACTTACATCGACTTCGATATAGGCGAGGCGTGGCATGAGGATAGCGGCTCAGTTGTTTCGTTAAACAATACGGTTCAGATCCCAGCCAATCTGCCGACTCTTGCGGTCGGTAACAACTTGATAGCATATGACAGCACGATAACCGATTTGAAGCTGATACCGAGGTGGTGGATAGTATGATACCTATTCTATATGACACAAACGAAACCGCCTTTATCAGTAATGGACTCGGGCGGCTGCGTGACTGCATCGAGTGCAAGGTTACGGAAGAAAGAAACAGCATTTATGAGTGCGATTTCACCTACCCGATAAACGGAGCGCACTACGATGAAATAAAAGTCGGACGCATTATCGGCGTGACCCATGAAGAATCGAGCGACATTCAGCCGTTTGACATCGTGAGCTATACAAGACCGATAGACGGAATAGTCGAGTTCCATTGTGTCCATGTCTCATACAGACAGAGCTACATCACAGTAACGGCGTCCAATATCAATTCGCTTGCTGATGCTTTTACGGCTCTCGGCAATGCGGAACCGAGTAATCCATTCAATTACTCAACTGATAAAACATCGAGCGGTTTTGCGGCGGTATTTGACGGGCTGCCGAAAACGGTTCGGTCGGTGCTCGGTGGCGTTGAGGGCTCGATACTCGATACATACGGCGGTGAGTATGAGTGGGAGAGATTCAACGTGAAGCTGTGGTCGGCTAGAGGAGTGGACAGAAACTTCTCCATTCGGTACGGCGTTAATATGCTGAATTATGAAGAGGAGTTGGACACGAGCGGCACATACTCGAGGTGTATTCCATACTGGACGGACGGAACCAACAAAGTAATCGGCTCAATGCAAACTGCATCGGGCGCAACTGTCACGGGGCGCGGTGAGTGCGTACCGCTGGACGTTTCCGACAAGTTCGAAAACAAGCCGACTAAAGCGGAAGTCGAAACAATGGGACTTCAGCTGATGAACAGCGAAAACCCGATGATACCTACACAGAACATTCACGTTGAGTTCGTAAGGCTTCAAGACATGGGCTACGAATGGCTCGATAGTCTGTATGAGTGCAAGCTGTGTGATACCGTCATGGTGGTGTTCCCAGATTATGACACATCGGCACGCTTCAAGATCGTAAAGACCGTCTGGAACGTTCTTGAGGACAGATATGAAGAAATGGAGCTGGGCGACTTATCCGTTACACTTGCGGAGGCTTTGGGTATCAGCTCGGAAGGTGGAACGAAAGCACCCGAGGTCGATTTCGTGACATACACAGGCGCGAACGGCAACTGGTATTACGAGGTATGGAATAGCGGCAAGGTCGAAGCATGGGGCACTGTGCAGAAAGATTCAATATCGTATTCGGCATCGGGCAACCTTTACAGAAGCACGGGCTTAAGCCTTGCGATCCCTTCTGGGATTTTCCCAGCTACACCGACCTTTGTTGAGGCGTTTATCCACGCGTCATCTACTGTTATCGTCGGTGTAATGGCGGTGCCTGTTTCGAGCACATCTGTAACGGCACAGATATGGAAAGTTAATAGCACAGCAAATGCGTGTACTTTCCAATTACACTGCATATATTATCCATCGAATTATTAAGGAGAAACAAATGAACTTTGGAACAAAAGTAAGAACGATCCTTGCGGTAGCAACATGCCTTAACACAGCACTTATGGCTACTGATGTAGCGCAGTTTCACAATGAGACAGTGAACCTTATTTACAGAATCCTGTCGGTTGTTCTGAACTTCGTAGTAGTAGCCTGCGTCACTTGGTACAACAACGATTACACACCAGAAGGCTGTGAAGGCACCGGCTACACAAGAATGCTCAAATCGGGCGATGATGGTATGGACATCGTAGTAGATGACTATATCAAGGACGGTGATGTGGATGAGTAATTACAAACAGTATGATACAAGATGGAGTAAGCTCGGCTATCCGAAAAAGCCGTGGTACATAAAAAACTGCGGCTGTGGTGAGGTCGCTATCTGCAACTGCATCACCAAGACGGATGCGCACAAGAACGCCACGCCTAAAACCATTCAGCATTACTGCAAACAGTATGCGGCACCTAACGGTGACGGTACATATTGGTCGGGCATTCCTGCGATGATGAAGCACTACGGCCTTACAGAAGTGCAGGAACACGCAACAATGTCTTCGCTCTGGGAAGAACTTGCAAAGGGTGACAGAGTAGCCGTTTACCTTATGGGTTCAAGAGACGGCGGCAGTAAAGGCGTTCACTGGACTAGCGGTGGTCACTTCATATGCTCAACAGCTTATAAGTACGAAGACGGTAAGCACAAGGTCTATGTCATAGACTCTAACAGCACTTCTTCACTGCGTAATGGTTGGATAAGTTATGAGGGAAACATGCGCGGCGATGTGTCAACGGTGTGGTCGGGCAAACTGCCTGCAAAGAGGCCAAAGACCGTAGACGAGATCGCGCAGGAAGTCATAGACGGGAAATGGGGCAACGGTAGCGACAGAGTAGAAAAGCTTGAAGCCGCAGGTTATGACTCAGAAGCAGTACAGAAGAAGGTCAACGAGCTACTTGCAAAACATGCAAAGAAAAAGACTGTGCAAGACAAGATCGTAGCTTGGGCAAAGAAGATAGCCAAAGACAACAGCTATCACTACGTACACTATGACGGGAATGACCCAAAAACAAGGCTGTGCCCTATCTGCCATAAGTTCCCTAAAGGCAAATACCACGGCTTCTACTGTACAAGGTTCCCTGTATCAGCATGGCACCACGGCGGCGGCATCAAGATAAAGTGCGACAAAGCACCGAACAACGGACAGATTGACCGCGTATACAAAGCTAAGACGAATGCTGAAGCACTCAAGCTTGCACGAAAGTATTTCGGCTTACAGAGCATTAATGTCATCAGAAACAAGAAAGGTATACCGCACAGCAAGCTGAAAGCTGGTGACATATGTTACTACTTCAAAGGTAGTTCATGTCAGCATGCTTTCCTTTATATCGGTGGTGGCTACATGATAGATGCCAACAACGTAAAAGACGGTATAGCGGTTCGAAAGGCTATGTCCTGCAAGGTAGCCGTTAGATACACAGGAAAGTAGGTGGGTAATGAATCAAGATTTACTACTCACCATACTTGGTGGCGGCAACATAATCCTTTTTGTTAAGTTTCTCATTGAGCGTCATGATCGCAAGACGGAACGCAAAGAGGATAAAAACTTAGAGGAAATCACAGACACACTAAAGAAGCTGAAAAAGGACGGACTCCGCACGCAGCTTCTTCTTCTTTTGCTCATAAAGCCTGAGGAAGAGAACGAGATACTTACACTCGCAGAGCATTACTTCAAGAAGCCGCCTTATGGTTTAGGTGGCAACTGGTATATGACATCAATGTTCAAGAACTGGCTCGAAGAAAACAAGGTCGGAAAGCCAGAATGGTTTGAGACGGAATAGGAGGAGACTAAATGGCAAACCAAACAATTAACCTCAACTACACACCACAAAACTTCCAGCCGTGTCTGTACTATTCGCAGGGCGATGTCGGCAGAATGTTCCAAATCAATTTGCAGGGCATTGATGTTCCGAGCGGTGCAACGGTAACACTCCGTGCGACAAAGCCGAGCGGTTTCGGCTTCAACATTACCGCCGATTCCGTGGCGGACAACGTGGCAACATTCACCACGGTAGAGACAATGACCAACGAGCACGGAAGATTCCCAGCTGAGGTTCATATCTCGAGCGGTTCGGTCGAAGTCGGTTCGGCTAATTTCCTCATGGTGGGCGAGAAAAACCCGCACCCGGATACCACTATAGACGGGGACGCAGAAGAAGTCATCCCACAGCTGACACTCCTCGTTGAGAGAGTGGAAACGGCTGCGTCAAAAGTCCTCGATATGGAGGTAGATGCGCAGACGCTTCCAGCGGGGTCTGCGGCAACGTACAGCTATAATGAAGAAGAAAACAAAGTAACATTCGGCATTCCAGAAGGACAGGCCGGATCTGGAGCAGCCGGTACCGTTGCGAGTGCTTACAGCGCAACAAAGACGTATGCGGTCGGTGATTATGCTATTCAGAACGGGAACCTTTACAGATGCACCACAGCGATCACAACAGCGGAATCGTTCACGGCTGCACACTGGACACAGGTGGTTCTTGGCGATGAAGTAACTCAGTTAAAGAGCGAAATAACGCACTTACAAGACTACTCCACCAAAGCCGAAAGCATAGATTTTTCTACGGCTAAAACTGTATCGGGATACATTGCAGAAACAAATACATATGTCTATAGTGGCTCTTCGTACCGCATAGCAAGATTAAAAGAAGCCTTTGTTGTTATAACAGGTGGGTCTATCAACACTCATATATCTTTCTTAAAGAGCAATCCTGCAAGTTTGCCAATATCATTCTGTGATGGCGAGTCAAGAAGAAGTGTCAAAGCGAATACCACTTATATCCTTGCCATACCTGATGATTGCAAATACATTTTTGTAACCAAAGAAGTAAGTGGCACGAATTACACTCCTGCGAGTATGAGGCTTGAGCAACATCCGACAGGTTCAAATGTCAATGCTGAATGGCTTTTCGACCAGGGAACAATTCAAGGCTCTGATGGCAAAGATACAAACAACGCATCATATTACTCAAGCTATATTAGAACGTATGGCTTTATTAAGAGAAAAACATATATAGAAGTTCCGTCTGCAAGTTATGAGTTCGGAGTATTTCAATATGCCTTTGATGGCACATATATCGGAAGGCTCAACACAACTGGGGCATTCACTCCATCATCAACTGGCACACAAAAGTTAGTAAACAACTTCGTCACGGATGACGAACACTATTACAGAATCGCTGTGCATAAGTTGTCGGGAACTGTGAGTATTGGCAATGCGTCCGAGTTTACTATGATAACTTATGATGATTCTATCGAAAGCAATTTCGAGAACATCAATGAGCAAGCGTCAGATTCGTCAGAAGCAATTAAAAATGTTGTTGAAGATTTATACTCAATGGTGCTTGTAGACACTCCGCAGTTTGAACACGGAACTATGACATCGGCAACTGGAGAAAAAACGACTCCTGCAATCTCCAACGATGTTATGAAAAACTACATCAGAACGTCATCGTTTGTGAGTTCAAATCATTTCGTAACATCCGAGAGCGGTTATCCTTTCCGTGTCTTTAGGTATGAACTTGACGGTACTTATGCAGGCAGATTAATAACTGACAGAACATTCAGCACCGATTCAGATGCAACGACATTAACTGTAAATTGGTATGTATTAGACGGTGATTACAAGTACGTTATTGTACTTGACCGCACAAATGCTGAAATTACAGACGCTAATAAAATCAAGTTCTATAAATGCAGAACGAAGCAACTTGATGGCAGGTCGTATCCGAATATTAATCCGAGATATTTCTTTGAAGCATTTCCTCAAGAGTCTATTCCAGTCGGAGAGTCAGCACTTGACTATGATACTTTTATGGATACGACTTGGGAAGCATTGAGGGCAGAATATTCTGATTTAATAACAAGGAATGTGCTGACGCAAGATTCAACCGATACGTTCCCGATATATGAGTATGTCATTACTCCGCATTATTATGACCACACTGTGTTAATTACGGCGGGAATGCACGGGAATGAGTATGAGGGCTTTTGGT